GTCAGTGTTCACAGGACAATGCAGGAGTGTGTGACTGCAGCAACCGAACAGAAAATTCCCGGTAACTGTTACCCGGTCGATAAAGTTATTCACCAGGATAATATCGAAATCCCGGCAGGTCTTTAAAACAGTTCCGTAATAAATATCCGGTTTCATTCTTATATGCCAGCAATGGCAGGGATTTGTTCATCCTTAAATCTGTCATGAGGTTAAAACAAAATGAGTAAAGTCTTTATTTGCGCCGCTATTCCTGACGAACTGGCAACAAGGGAAGAAGGCGCTGTGGCTGTAGCCACAGCCATTGAAGCTGGCGACGAACGCCGTGCTCGAGCAAAATTTCACTGGCAGTTCCTGGAACATTATCCGGCTGCTCGTAAGCGTCAACGGAGCACCGTATTGACGCTTATTTATTGGTGAGTACTACGTTCCATGGCAGGAGTTCATCAACTCGGTTGGAAGGCCATTCCGGCAGTACGCTCAGGATATGGCGCAGATACGCTTCCGGATCGATACCGTTCAGACGGCAGGTGCCGATCAGCCCGTACAACAGTGCTCCACGCTCGCCGCCGTGATCGCTGCCAAAGAACATAAAGTTTTTCTTTCCGAGACAGACTGCACGAAGCGCTCTTTCCGCAGCATTATTATCCGCCTCCGCCAGACCGTCATCACTGTAATAACAGAGGGCATCCCACTGATTCAGTACATAGCTGAACGCTTCGCCCAGTCTGGATTTTTTCGACAGCGTACCATTCTTCTCCACCATCCATTCATGCAGCGACGTCAGTAACACTTTGCTTCGCTGCTGCCTGACGGCAAGACGCTCTAACTCCGGTAATCCCCGTATTTCATCCTCGATGGCGTACAGTTCACTGATTCGCTTCAGGGCTTCTTCTGCCGTCGCACTTTTGCTGCTGATGTATACATCGTGGATTTTTCGCCGGGCATGGGCCCAGCACGCAACTTCTGTCAGTGCACCACCTTCACGTTCTGCACTGAACAACCTGTCGTAACCTGTGAACGCATCCGCCTGCAGGATACCCCGGAAGGGGCGGAGGTGTTGCTCCGGGTGTTTCCCCTGCCGGTTCGGCGAGTACGCGAACCAGACCGCTGGAGGAGATGACGAACCCACATTGCGATCATCCCGGACATACGTCCAGATACGCCCTGTTTTCGCCTTTTTCTGACCCGGTGCCAGTACCTTTACCGGTGTGTCATCAGTGTGAACCTTGCGGGTGTTCATTACATAACGGTACAGGGCATCATTCACCGGTGTCATTAACTGGCAGCACGCGTCAACCCAGTTGGAGAGTAAGGCCCGGCTCAGTTCGACACCCTGGCGGGCAAAGATTTCACTCTGACGATACAGTGGCAGATGTTCGCAGTATTTTCCCGTTAACACGCGGGCAAGTAATCCGGGGCCCGCGATACCACGCTCTATCGGGCGGGACGGCGCCGGTGCTTCAACAATACAGTCACATTTTGTACAGGCTTTTTTTACCCGTTCTGTGCGGATCACTTTCAGGGCACTGCTCACCAGTTCCAGCTGTTCAGCGCTGACTTCCCCCAGATAATCCAGCTCACCGCCACACTCCGGGCAACAGCTTTCTTCTGGCTCCAGGCGGTGTATTTCACGGGGAAGGTGTGCCGGTAACGGACGACGATGGCGCGACTGTCGCAACTGGCGGGGAACCTGAGGATCGTCTTCCCGCCCACTGTAACGATCGCTGTCCTGTTCACGTTGTTTCAGCAGAGCCTCAGCCAGTTCAACTTCACGACGCAGTTTTTCAGAACGGGTACCGAACAGCATCCGGCGCAGTTTTTCTATCTGAGCCCGCAGATGTTCTATTTCCCGTTCATCTTCTTCGATCTTTTCTTCGGCACGTGTCAGTGCAGAGCGCAGGAAGGCTTCCGTCTCTTCAACCAGACTCAGTTGCTGGTCTTTCTGACGGAGGGCTTCAGCCTGCTCAGAGAGCAACCTTTCCAGCTCTGCGATGCGAATGAGGTATTTCTGACTCATGACCGTTTTTATAATGCGGTCAGGAGTTTTTTACAACATTGTCAGTGAGTTACGGCTGGATGTTTTTGGCTGACGCCAGTCCAGCTTATCGAGGAGCATTGCCAGTTGCGAGCGGGTAATGGATACCTTGCCGTCACGTACCGCAGGCCAGATAAACTGGCCTTCCTCCAGGCGTTTGGTGAACAGGCACAGACCATCAGCATCAGCCCAAAGAATTTTGACGGTGTCACCCCGTCGGCCACGGAAGATAAACAGGTGACCGGAGAAGGGATTATCATTCAGCACATGTTGTACCTGTTCTCCCAGTCCGTTGAAGGATTTACGCATATCGGTAACGCCGGCAACGAGCCAGATACGGGTACCTGATGGGAGTGAGATCATCTTCCCCTCCCGGTCAGTTCACGGATCAACACTGTGAGCAGCTCTGGCGATGGATTTTCCAGCGTCATGTTACCGTGACGGAATTCCACCTTGCAGGAACTGGCACTGACTCTGGTCTGAGTGGAAGTGGATAAAGACGGCGCAATGGCCGCCACAGGTTCTTTCTGCTCATCCGGCGTTATTTCTACAGGTAATAATTCAACGCCAGTGTCAGAAGAGGTCGTTACCGGAAGACGCCGCGAAACACGCCCTTCGTTCTGCCAGAGCCTGAGCCATTTGAAAATAACATTATCATTGACGCCATTTTCACGTGCAATCTGTGCAACACAAGCTCCAGGTTGTGATGCCAGTTCCACCATACGAAGTTTGAATTCATTCGAATAGTTTTTACGAGGTTCTTTTCGCCAGTCCTGTAATTCCATACTTAGATGTCCGTCTATATCAGATGGGCGTCTAAGTTACCAATTCTCGTCTGATGGCTACATACGGCGGTCAGTTTACGCTTACGATAAAGTCACGCCCTCACAGTGGGCAGCAATAGGTGTGCTGGGTAGCTTGGTATTTGGCCTGCTGACGTACCTGACAAACCTTTATTTCAAGATTAAAGAAGATAAGCGCAAGGCTGCGAGAGGTGAATAATGCCTCCATCATTACGAAAAGCCGTTGCTGCTGCTATTGGTGGCGGAGCAATTGCTATAGCATCAGTGTTAATCACTGGCCCAAGTGGTAACGATGGTCTGGAAGGTGTCAGCTACATACCATACAAAGATATCGTTGGCGTATGGACTGTATGTCACGGGCATACAGGAAAAGACATCATTCCCGGTAAAACGTATACCGAAGCAGAATGCAAAGCCCTCCTGAATAAAGACCTTGCCACGGTAGCCAGACAAATTAACCCGTACATCAAAGTCGATATACCGGAAACAACGCGCGGCGCTCTTTACTCGTTCGTCTATAACGTGGGCGCAGGCAATTTCAGAACATCTACTCTTCTTCGCAAAATAAACCAGGGCGATATCAAGGGCGCATGTGACCAGCTACGTCGCTGGGCATACGCTGGCGGTAAGCAATGGAAAGGCCTGATGACTCGTCGTGAGATTGAGCGTGAGGTCTGTTTGTGGGGGCAACAATGAGCAGGGTAACCGCGATTATCTCCGCTCTGGTTATCTGCATCATCGTCTGCCTGTCATGGGCTGTTAATCATTACCGTGATAATGCAATCGCCTACAAAGAACAGCGCGATAACAAGGCCAGTGAACTGGAGAAGGCGAACGCCACCATTACTGACATGCAGCAGCGCCAGCGTGATGCTGATGCACTCGATGATAAATACACGAAGGAGTTAGCTGATGCGAAAGCTGAAAATGATGCTCTTCGGCGCAAGCTTGATAATGGTGGTCGGGTGTTCGTCAAAGGAAAATGCCCTGTGCCATCCTCAGCCGAAACCTCCAGCGCCTCCGGCATGGGCAATGATGCCACCGTCGAACTCTCTCCAGTTGCTGGACGAAACGTTCTCGGTGTCCGGGACGGAATTATCCGCGACCAAACAGCACTGAGAACGCTTCAGGAATACATCAGGACGCAATGCCTTCGATGATAGCGATAATTTTACTCATCATCCTTCACATCTGGCTCTGTAGACAGGGTGGTGCTCACTTCTGGAGTGAATCCAGATTAAACATCTCATTGCTGATGCTTGATATTGAGCATTTTGCGCGCGGTAAGGGGCTGCGTTGAGATAAGAGCCAGTCATTACAAATACCAGGATTTAGCCTCGCATTCGCGGGGCTTTTTATTGCCATTACAAAAGCCACTTCCTACAGAGTGGCTTTGATAATGGTTTATACCCTACACGGGATAACTTAACTGATATCCCTTTTAAAGGATAAAGGTATTCAAGCCTGACACATCATGCGCTGTATCGTCGCCGTATTCCCGTATTAACAGAGACCGTAGCCCGACGGGGAACTCCTTCTGCGCGAGTGTGCGGGAATAATCAAAAACGATGCACACCGGGGTTACCGGGTACACATATTTCATCATGCCAGCGAGTCCGGTTCTGGCACGGAAGAAACCGGACGTTATGATTTAGTGCGGAAATATTTGTGTAGTGTTCTGAATGTTCTCAGTAAAGAGTAATGAATTATCAAAGGTATAGTAATACCTTTTGTTTTCGTGGATATTTGTAATCCATCTGAAAACCCCTGCTGTAGCAAGATTTTTCCTGTATTCGTAAAATGATAACTCTCCTGATTTGAATCCTTTTAAGGTGGCTTCTATAAGGCATTTATTTTTTGAAAATCTTACATTTACAACCTTACCCTGTCCTTTTATTAAAACCGTATTATCGTTTTCAAGAACAAGATGAATATTCTCTGTAGCTAAATAGTAAATGTAATGTGAGACATTGTGACGTTTTAGTTCAGAATAAAACCAGTGATAGTTTAAATTATTTCGCACTTTATCGAATATTTGTTTAAAAATGGCAACCTGAGCCATTGTAGTACCTTCCATGTGATATGAGGGGCGTAGTCTGCACGATTATCTAAATTGCTTCAATCTGGTCTGATCTGTTTTCTGAGCAATTCAGTAATGTCACTCTTTTCTTTGTTTGCTTCAGGAGAAACTCTTTTTTCTGAGCACAGTCTCCGGCGGCAGGCTTCAATGACCCAGGCTGAGAAATTCCCGTACCCTTTTTGATCAAGAGCGATGTTAATTTGTTCAATCATTTGGTTAGGAAAGCGGATGTTGCGGATTGTTGTTCTGCGGGTTCTGTTCTTCGTTGACATGAGGTTGTCCCGTATTTAGTGTCGCTGATTTGTATTGTCTGAAGTTGTTTTTACGTTAAGTTGATGCAGATCAATTAATATGATACCTGCGTCATAATTGATTATTTGACGTGGTTTGATGGCGTAGATGCACGTTGTGACATGCAGATGATAATTATTATCATTTTGCGGGTCCTTTCCGGCGATCCGACAGGTTACGGGGCGGCGACCTCGCGGGTTTTCGCTATTTATGAAAATTTTCCGGTTTAAGGTGTTTCCGTTCTTCTTCGTCGTAACTTAATGTTTTTATTTAAAATACCCCCTGAAAAGAAAGGAAACGACAGGTGCTGAAAGCGAGCTTTTTGGCCTCTGTCGTTTCCTTTCTCTGTTTTTGTCCGTGGAATGAACAATGGAAGTCAACAAAAAGCAGCTGGCTGACATTTTCGGTGCGAGTATCCGTACCATTCAGAACTGGCAGGAACAGGGAATGCCCGTTCTGCGAGGCGGTGGCAAGGGTAATGAGGTGCTTTATGACTCTGCCGCCGTCATAAAATGGTATGCCGAAAGGGATGCTGAAATTGAGAACGAAAAGCTGCGCCGGGAGGTTGAAGAACTGCGGCAGGCCAGCGAGGCAGATCTCCAGCCAGGGACTATTGAGTACGAACGCCATCGACTTACGCGTGCGCAGGCCGACGCACAGGAACTGAAGAATGCCAGAGACTCCGCTGAAGTGGTGGAAACCGCATTCTGTACTTTCGTGTTGTCGCGGATCGCAGGTGAAATTGCCAGTATTCTCGACGGGATCCCCCTGTCGGTGCAGCGGCGTTTTCCGGAACTGGAAAACCGACATGTTGATTTCCTGAAACGGGATATCATCAAAGCCATGAACAAAGCAGCCGCGCTGGATGAACTGATACCGGGGTTGCTGAGTGAATATATCGAACAGTCAGGTTAACAGGCTGCGGCATTTTGTCCGCGCCGGGCTTCGCTCACTGTTCAGGCCGGAGCCACAGACCGCCGTTGAATGGGCGGATGCTAATTACTATCTCCCGAAAGAATCCGCATACCAGGAAGGGCGCTGGGAAACACTGCCCTTTCAGCGGGCCATCATGAATGCGATGGGCAGCGACTACATCCGTGAGGTGAATGTGGTGAAGTCTGCCCGTGTCGGTTATTCCAAAATGCTGCTGGGTGTTTATGCCTACTTTATAGAGCATAAGCAGCGCAACACCCTTATCTGGTTGCCGACGGATGGTGATGCCGAGAACTTTATGAAAACCCACGTTGAGCCGACCATCCGCGATATTCCGTCGCTGCTGGCGCTGGCTCCGTGGTATGGCAAAAAGCACCGGGATAACACGCTCACTATGAAGCGTTTTTCCAATGGTCGTGGCTTCTGGTGCCTGGGCGGTAAAGCGGCAAAAAACTACCGTGAAAAGTCAGTGGATGTGGCGGGTTATGATGAACTTGCTGCCTTTGATGAGGATATTGAACAGGAAGGCTCTCCGACGTTCCTTGGCGACAAACGTATTGAAGGCTCGGTCTGGCCAAAGTCCATCCGTGGCTCCACGCCCAAAGTGAGAGGCACCTGTCAGATTGAGCGTGCAGCCAGTGAATCCCCGCATTTTATGCGTTTTCATGTTGCCTGCCCGCATTGCGGGGAGGAGCAGTATCTTAAATTTGGCGACAAAGAGACGCCGTTTGGCCTCAAATGGACGCCGGATGACCCCTCCAGCGTGTTTTATCTCTGCGAGCATAATGCCTGCGTCATCCGCCAGCAGGAGCTGGACTTTACTGATGCCCGTTATATCTGCGAAAAGACCGGGATCTGGACCCGTGATGGCATTCTCTGGTTTTCGTCATCCGGTGAAGAGATTGAGCCACCTGACAGTGTGACCTTTCACATCTGGACAGCGTACAGCCCGTTCACCACCTGGGTGCAGATTGTCAAAGACTGGATGAAAACGAAAGGGGATACGGGAAAACGTAAAACCTTCGTAAACACCACGCTCGGTGAGACGTGGGAGGCGAAAATTGGCGAACGTCCGGATGCTGAAGTGATGGCAGAGCGGAAAGAGCATTATTCAGCGCCCGTTCCTGACCGTGTGGCTTACCTGACCGCCGGTATCGACTCCCAGCTGGACCGCTACGAAATGCGCGTATGGGGATGGGGGCCGGGTGAGGAAAGCTGGCTGATTGACCGGCAGATTATTATGGGCCGCCACGACGATGAACAGACGCTGCTGCGTGTGGATGAGGCCATCAATAAAACCTATACCCGCCGGAATGGTGCAGAAATGTCGATATCCCGTATCTGCTGGGATACTGGCGGGATTGACCCGACCATTGTGTATGAACGCTCGAAAAAACATGGGCTGTTCCGGGTGATCCCCATTAAAGGGGCATCCGTCTACGGAAAGCCGGTGGCCAGCATGCCACGTAAGCGAAACAAAAACGGGGTTTACCTTACCGAAATCGGTACGGATACCGCGAAAGAGCAGATTTATAACCGCTTCACACTGACGCCGGAAGGGGATGAACCGCTTCCCGGTGCCGTTCACTTCCCGAATAACCCGGATATTTTTGATCTGACCGAAGCGCAGCAGCTGACTGCTGAAGAGCAGGTCGAAAAATGGGTGGATGGCAGGAAAAAAATACTGTGGGACAGCAAAAAGCGACGCAATGAGGCGCTCGACTGCTTCGTTTATGCGCTGGCGGCGCTGCGCATCAGTATTTCCCGCTGGCAGCTGGATCTCAGTGCACTGCTGGCGAGCCTGCAGGAAGAGGATGGTGCAGCAACCAACAAGAAAACACTGGCAGATTACGCCCGTGCCTTATCCGGAGAGGATGAATGACGCGACAGGAAGAACTTGCCGCTGCCCGTGCGGCACTGCATGACCTGATGACAGGAAAACGGGTGGCAACGGTACAGAAAGACGGACGGAGAGTGGAGTTTACGGCCACTTCCGTGTCTGACCTGAAAAAATACATTGCGGAGCTGGAAGTGCAGACCGGCATGACACAGCGACGCAGGGGACCTGCAGGATTTTATGTATGAAAACGTCCACCATTCCCACCCTTCTGGGGCCGGACGGCATGACATCACTGCGTGAATATGCCGGTTATCACGGCGGTGGCAGCGGATTTGGTGGGCAGTTGCGGGCGTGGAATCCACCGAGTGAAAGTGTGGATGCAGCCCTGCTGCCCAACTTTACCCGTGGCAATGCCCGCGCGGACGATCTGGTACGCAATAACGGCTATGCTGCCAACGCCATCCAGCTGCATCAGGATCATATCGTCGGGTCTTTTTTCCGGCTCAGTCATCGCCCAAGCTGGCGCTATCTGGGCATCGGGGAGGAAGAAGCCCGTGCCTTTTCCCGCGAGGTTGAAGCGGCATGGAAAGAGTTTGCCGAGGACGACTGTTGCTGCATTGACGTTGAGCGAAAACGCACGTTCACCATGATGATTCGGGAAGGTGTGGCCATGCATGCCTTTAACGGTGAACTGTTCGTTCAGGCCACCTGGGATACCAGCCCGTCGCGACTGTTCCGGACACAGTTCCGGATGGTCAGTCCGAAGCGTATCAGCAACCCGAACAATACCGGCGACAGCCGGAACTGCCGTGCCGGTGTGCAGATTAATGACAGCGGTGCGGCGCTGGGATATTACGTCAGCGAGGACGGCTATCCTGGCTGGATGCCGCAGAAATGGACATGGATACCCCGTGAGTTACCCGGCGGGCGCGCCTCGTTCATTCACGTTTTTGAACCCGTGGAGGACGGGCAGACCCGCGGTGCAAATGTGTTTTACAGCGTGATGGAGCAGATGAAGATGCTCGACACGCTGCAGAACACGCAGCTGCAGAGCGCCATTGTGAAGGCGATGTATGCCGCCACCATTGAGAGTGAGCTGGATACGCAGTCAGCGATGGATTTTATTCTGGGCGCGAACAGTCAGGAGCAGCGGGACAAGCTGACCGGCTGGATTGGTGAAATTGCCGCGTATTACGCCGCAGCACCGGTCCGTCTGGGAGGCGCAAAAGTGCCGCACCTGATGCCGGGTGACTCACTGAACCTGCAGACGGCTCAGGACACGGATAACGGCTACTCCGTGTTTGAGCAGTCACTGCTGCGGTATATCGCTGCCGGACTGGGTGTCTCGTATGAGCAGCTTTCCCGGAATTACGCCCAGATGAGCTACTCCACGGCACGGGCCAGCGCGAACGAGTCGTGGGCGCACTTTATGGGGCGGCGAAAATTCGTCGCATCCCGTCAGGCGAGCCAGATGTTTCTGTGCTGGCTGGAAGAGGCCATCGCCCGCCGCGTGGTGACGTTACCTTCAAAAGCGCGCTTCAGTTTTCAGGAAGCCCGTAGTGCCTGGGGGAACTGCGACTGGATAGGCTCCGGTCGTATGGCCATCGATGGTCTGAAAGAAGTTCAGGAAGCGGTGATGCTGATAGAAGCCGGGCTGAGTACCTACGAAAAAGAGTGTGCAAAACGCGGCGATGACTATCAGGAAATTTTTGCCCAGCAGGTCCGTGAAACGATGGAGCGTCGTACAGCCGGTCTTAAACCACCCGCCTGGGCGGCTGCGGCATTTGAATCCGGGCTGCGACAATCAACAGAGGAGGAGAAGAGTGACAGCAGAGCTGCGTAATCTCCCGCATATTGCCAGCATGGCCTTTAATGAGCCGCTGATGCTTGAACCCGCCTATGCGCGGGTTTTCTTTTGTGCGCTTGCAGGCCAGCTTGGGATCAGCCGCCTGACGGATGCGGTGTCCGGCGACAGCCTGACTGCCCAGGAGGCACTCGCGACGCTGGCATTATCCGGTGATGATGACGGACCACGACAGGCCCGCAGTTATCAGGTCATGAACGGCATCGCCGTGCTGCCGGTGTCCGGCACGCTGGTCAGCCGGACGCGGGCGCTGCAGCCGTACTCGGGGATGACCGGTTACAACGGCATTATCGCCCGTCTGCAACAGGCTGCCAGCGACCCGATGGTGGACGGCATTCTGCTCGATATGGACACGCCAGGCGGAATGGTGGCGGGGGCATTTGACTGCGCTGACATCATCGCCCGTGTGCGAGACATAAAACCGGTATGGGCGCTGGCCAACGACATGAACTGCAGTGCAGGTCAGCTGCTTGCCAGTGCCGCCTCCCGGCGTCTGGTCACGCAGACCGCCCGGACAGGCTCCATCGGCGTCATGATGGCTCACAGTAATTACGGTGCTGCCCTGGAGAAACAGGGTGTGGAAATCACGCTGATTTACAGCGGCAGCCATAAGGTGGATGGCAATCCCTACAGCCATCTTCCGGATGACGTCCGGGAGACACTGCAGTCCCGGATGGACGCAACCCGCCAGATGTTTGCGCAGAAGGTGTCGGCATATACCGGCCTGTCTGTGCAGGCTGTGCTGGATACCGAGGCTGCAGTGTACAGCGGTCAGGAGGCCATTGATGCCGGACTGGCTGATGAACTTGTTAACAGCACCGATGCGATCACCGTCATGCGTGATGCACTGGATGCGCGTAAATCCCGTCTCTCAGGAGGACGAATGACCAAAGAGACTCAATCAACAACTGTTTCAGCCACTGCTTCGCAGACTGACGTTACTGACGTGGTGCCAGCGACGGAGGGCGAAAACGCCAGCGCGGCGCAGCCGGACGTGAACGCGCAGATCACCGCTGCGGTTGCGGCAGAAAATAGCCGCATTATGGGGATCCTCAACTGTGAGGAGGCTCACGGACGCGAAGAACAGGCCCGCGTGCTGGCAGAAACCCCCGGTATGACCGTGGAAACGGCCCGCCGCATTCTGGCAGCTGCACCACAGAGTGCACAGGCGCGCAGTGACACTGCGCTGGATCGTCTGATGCAGGGGGCACCGGCACCGCTGGCTGCAGGTAACCCGGCATCTGATGCCGTTAACGATTTGCTGAACACACCAGTGTAAGGGATGTTTATGACGAGCAAAGAAACCTTTACCCATTACCAGCCGCTGGGCAACAGTGACCCGGCACATACGGCAACCGCGCCCGGCGGATTGAGTGCGAAAGCGCCTGCAATGACCCCGCTGATGCTGGACACCTCCACCCGTAAGCTGGTTGCGTGGGATGGCACCACCGACGGTACTGCCGTTGGCATTCTGGCGGTTGATGCTGACCAGACCAGCACCACGCTGACGTTCTACAAGTCCGGCACGTTCCGTTATGAGGATGTGCTCTGGCCGGAGGCTGCCAGCGACGAGACGAAAAAACGGACCGCGTTTGCCGGAACGGCAATCAGCATCGTTTAACCTTACCCTTCATCACTAAAGGCCGCCTGTGCGGCTTTTTTTACGGGATTTTTTTATGTCGATGTACACAACCGCCCAGCTGCTGGCGGCAAATGAGAAGAAATTTAAGTTTGATCCGCTGTTTCTGCGTCTCTTTTTCCGTGAGAGCTATCCCTTCACCACGGAGAAAGTCTATCTCTCACAAATTCCGGGACTGGTAAACATGGCGCTGTACGTTTCGCCGATTGTTTCCGGTGAGGTTATCCGCTCCCGTGGCGGCTCCACCTCTGAATTTACACCGGGATATGTCAAGCCGAAGCACTTAGCATGGCTTTCTGAGGCTTTCGTGTAGTTGCTGGTTTTTACACTTAATCTTTTGATAATAAAGAATAAGTTTATCTGGTGCTTTCACTGAATTTTCCTCGTTATCTGTGTGTTGCAATCATCTCTGTATTGCAGCTTGTATTGCTTTTTGGGGCTAAAAATGGCTGGCGAGAACAAACTGAGCGACAAAGCGCTTAAAGGATATCTGGGGAAACCCAGAGAAAAGCAGATCACCATTGCTGATGGAAAGGGGCTTTCTATTCGTGTGAGTACTAAAGGGGCTGTGAGCTTTGTTTTCTTCTACAGGTTAGCAGGTGGCCGGGCTGCTCCGGTCTGGCTAACGTTGGGTAAATATCCTGATATGTCACTCAAACAGGCAAGGGAAAAGCGCGACGAGTGCCGTGGTTGGTTGGCTGACAAACGTGATCCGCGTATCCAGATTAAGATTCAGGCTGAAGAACGCTTAAAGCCGGTCACAGTGGAGGATGCACTAAATTACTGGTATGAAAATTACTGTAAGGTGCGTCGTAAAACTCATGCTGTAACGCTTGGCAGATTTCGAAAGCATATCTTTCCCTATATCGGTCATTTGCCCGTAAATGACACTCACCTATATGAATGGCTGGACTGTTTTGACCGAATTAAACGTAATGCACCAGTTATGGCGGCGTATGTTTTTTCTGACACTAAATTAGCTCTTCGTTTTTGTCGGGTACGCCAGTACGCGACGTGTGATGCTTTAAAGGATTTGCGCATGAGTGATGTGGGGCAGATTGCAGGTAAGCGGGATCGGGTTCTGGATGAAGCCGAACTCGGCCAGCTCTGGAAGGCAATTTTTGTCGAGCCTGATTTAAAACTAATGTCTGAATACACGCGAAAAATGTTTGTGCTTTGTACAGTATTTGGATGTCGAATGAGTGAAGCCCGATTATCAGAATGGAGCGAATGGGATCTCGAAAGTTGGGTTTGGACTGTACCAAAAGATCACTCAAAAACTGGTGTTGAAATCGTCAGACCAGTACCTGAAATTCTACGACAGTGGGTAACGGATGTTCACGAAGAGACAAAACATACTGGTTATGTGCTGGGAAGTCTGCGAATTAGAGAAAGCGTAAGCAAGATTGGGGGGAAAATCGGTAAACGTTTGGGCCATGAAAAACAATGGTCACTACACGACCTTAGAAGAACGCTATCTACTCATCTAAGTGATCTCGGTGTTGAATTTTATGTAGTAGAACAACTGTTAGGCCATGCGCTACCTGGCGTGGCAGGTGTTTACAACCGGAGTAAGTTTATGGCTAAAAAACTGGATGCTCTGGAACTCTGGACTACATATCTCAATAGCATCGCAGGTGCTGATTCAAAAGTGACAATCCTCAAACAAAAGGCTGGTTAACATGAAAAAAATGGCAATTGTCGATAAAAAGGGTCTGGAGTACATTCCTAATATCGATCGTATGATCCGTGAGAAAGAATGTCGGGAGCTAACCACTCTTGCGAACAGCACACGCTGGAAGCTGGAGAAGGAAGGAAAATTTCCTAAGCGGATCAAGATTGGTTCCACTGCTGTTGCATATCGTCTTTCAGAAGTGCAGGCATGGATTAGGGGAGAGTGGTAAGAATTTAGACAGTGGATGTAATCCTATGGGGTAAACCCATAGGATTTGAAATCACTTAAATTCAAATACGTGCGTAGTTGATGAGATTATATAATTAGGTGGTAAGTATTGAACTATTTCTCCATCTTCTTCAAAAATATGAATAACTCTTGGGAATAATTCAGGGCGTATAGGATTTAATGCCTTCGGATTATGAAACATGTATATTGCTGTACACCATGGTTCTTGATATGAAGGTGCATTGACAAGAGCAGTAAAAGGCATTGGGGTACAGCCTTCATCAGTTTTAATACCTCTAACGATGGATTTGACATTTTTTTGTTCAATCCCTGCCACTACTCCCATCCTATCAAATTTTGGGATGGTGGCATGTGTCGCAAGTAATATGGCTGAGACATTCTCATTTTTATTAGAGCCGAAAAAATTAGATTGTATACTTCGATTTTCAAATAAATGTTGTTCAATTTTACTTCCAGAATCCATATCTACACCATACAGATAGCTTTGTAGTGCTGGCATTGATATACTCATCGAAAATCTGCGTGAGTAATCGTGTAAAGCAATAATGAAAGGCTTTCCTTTTGTATGATCTAGTTCCCAATAGCATAATTTTAAGGGTTCAGGTTTATGCCTAACTTTCTTTAATAGAGTGCGGGCAAATTTGAATGGCATTTGTTCTTTTACATATCTCTGAAGATCTTCTACTGCCTCATGATCAAGTATCAATTTCTCGGTAGGTTCCTCTTGTTCTGCAACTGTGGCAGCTTCTACAGCAATATCAATGCCATTTTTTGAGATAATATAATCAGGTTGAGCATAATCTCTGCATATTACGAAATCCATTTCGTAGAAAACTGCGTTTAGATAAAGTTCGAATAAGCGAGAGTTAAATGAAGCACTCTGGAAATCTCTGATGAATATTCCATCAGGATCTTTACACCAATAAGCTAACTCTTGCATAACAATAAATGCAGGATAGTGTTTGGGTTCCTCAAGTAGCATTCTTAGATAAACGTTTTTTTTATGTTCTGGAACTTTGGCTAGGAATATTGAAAATGCCGACTCTGATTCGTCACCCTGTATAAAACAACCGTTCTTGTGTAGTGATAATAGCTCTGGTATGGCTTTTTCCATATCAGTAATTAAATCATCTTTAGATTCACGGGATACAATTACTTTAATCGCTCTAAATTTTTTATCTAAATCCCTACCTAGAAATATAGCGTTGTAATCATTATCTATTTTACAAAAAACAATTGTTGCTAAGATCGTGACATCATCCTTTATAAATTTGAACCAACAGATTTCCTCCGAAAAGGTTTTTACGTATGGTGTACGACCATAGAAAAATACATCAAATTGTTCTTTACTGATTTCTAGCATTTTGTGACTTGTTGTCATAGAAGAATCCTTTATGCAAATTATCAGCCTTTAGGTGTTATTCCTTGTTTTATTAGTTCGGCACGAGCCAGTTCTTTTAGCCAGTTACCTAAGCTCATCCCTTCTTTGGCAGCGACATTAACCATTTGTTCTTTTAATTCTGGGTTAATACGGACTTGGAATGCTGGTGCTTTACCTGCACCTTTCGGTTGTTTATCACGTTGAATGATAGTTGACATGTGTGTACCTATTGCTTAGTATGATTCTTGATAGGTACACACCTTATCATGTTTTATTGCTATATAACAACGCCCTGCAGTGCTCGCAACACATACAGGGCGTCTAACCACCAACGATAGCAACAGTATCGAGGTAGCTATGAGAAATCATACCACACACCCGCAAGGGCGGGATTCGCACAACCTGAATAAATACATCTGGCGTTTTATCGCCCTGAGCACCGCACAACCACGCGTAATACACATCGAGGCCGCCAGCGAACAGGAAGCCCGCCAGCAATCCCCAACTGGCTACGTGATGATATTCGCCGCCCGTATTCGTCAGGAGGTGTGCCGTGCTTAAAACCTTCCGTGTATTTGCCCGAGCTGTTAACCCACTGGGCCACACAATTGGTATCACTCAGAACGTGAAGGCTGTTAATGTTCAGACGGCTATTGCTGCGGTGAGAAGCGAATCATCAGAATATGGCTTATCACAAGTCATTATTTCAGCAGTGTATGAATTAAAAGAGGTGCATTAATGCAGGAAATCACATTACACGAAGCCGCTGAACGTGCGCACCAGACAGAAATTATTTGCCGCCTTCTTGAGGTATACCCGAACAAAATTACAGATGCTGATATATCCGCGCTGGCGAGCCTACTGGCGCGCCTTTCGGGAAGTGTCGCTAGTTTCCTGATTGAGGAAGAAAGTAAGCTGGTGGGGGATTAAATGAATACAGAACGGGAAGTCTTTTTTAAATTGTTAGCATGTGCAGAAAGTTCATTAACTTTAAATAATTCAGCAAAAGCAATATTAAATATGTGGCTTGATTGCATAAATGACAATGAAGATGCAAATATTGCTTATGGCCTGTTGTCACTTATTGATGAATCAGCAGAAAAACTCAATGACGCAATAAATAGTGCCCTGCTATCAAATAAGTCGAGTTAAGTCGAGGAATAAATAATATGGAAATGAAAAATTCTGGCTTTATTGCCAGCGGCCCCGCTCGGCCTGAATTTATGAACGGCGATATTTACCGCGATAAATACGGCGGCACGGTAACGATTAAAGGCGTGGCAGAACGGCGCATCACTTACCGCCGTGAGGGGTATAGCTATGACTGCGTGATGCCTGTTTATCAGTTCCGGCGTGATTTTTCCCTGGTATATGCCGCACCCCGCAGTAAGCCCATCAGCAGGGAAAAAGCGCGGGGAAACATCCAGAAAATGAAAAGCATGATTAACGCATTCAGGGGCAAAAAATGAAACTGGCACCGAACTTAAAAAAACAGCCACGCGACAGACTGACAGAGGTAATCATCTTTGCAGGTAGTGATGCGTGGAGCCATGCGAAAGAGTGGCGGGAATGGGCGGGTAAACATATTGCCGCCGACGATGTGCCGCCTGTCGTGCTGGCTGATGAGCAACTGAAAAATATCACCGATTACCGGATCATTGATGAAGATCGTCAGTGTGTGCGTGTTTACCGCGCAGGACATATCACAGAGCACAGCATGACGCAGATTGTTACGTTACTGGCTGTGGCTGGAGTGAAGACCGTACACGAATACGCGGGGATTACTGACACCAGCCCAGTGGATTTATCCGAGCAGTTGCCGCGACTCAAAGAGGAATGCGAGCGTGGGGAAAGTCTGGTGCTTAATCTTCCGACGAAGCAAAAGGCGCAACTTTCACAGATGGCAGACAGTGAACGTGCACAACTACTTGCCGATCGCTTTGATGGTGTGTGTGTTCATGCAGAAAGTGAAATCGTCCACGTATGGCGCGGCGGGGTATGGTGTCCGGTCAGCACAATGGAGCTGAGCCGCGAAATGGTGGCGATCTATTCAGAGCACAGGGCCACGTTCAGCAAACGTGTAATCAATAACGCCGTGGAAGCGTTAAAAGTTATTGCCGACCCCATGGGGGAGCCGTCCGGTGATTTGCTACCGTTCACTAATGGTGTGCTTAACCTGAAAACGGGGGAATTTTCTCCGCACTCGCCGGAGCACTGGAGCACCACGCACAATGGCATTGAGTACACGCCACCAGTAGCAGGGGAAAACATCCGCGATAATGCGCCAAATTTCCATAAATGGCTTGAACATGCTGCAAGAAAAGACCCGCGTAAGATGATGCGTATATGTGCCGCGTTATACATGATTATGGCGAACCGCTACGACTGGCAGATGTTCATTGAGGCCACCGGAGACGGGGGAAGCGGTAAGAGTACATTTACCCATATTGCCACCCTGCTTGCTGGCAAACAGAACACCGTAAGCGCGGAGATGACATCACTCGATGATGCAGGAGGGCGCGCGCAGGTTGTCGGGAGTCGTCTTATCGTCCTTGCCGATCAGCCGAAATATACGGGGGAAGGCACGGGCATCAAGAAAATCACGGGAGGCGATCCCGTTGAAATTAACCCGAAATATGAGAAGCGATTCACGACGATAATAAGGGCGGTGGTACTGGCAACCAATAACGACCCGATGATCTTTACCGAACGGGCCGGAGGTGTGTCACGCCGTCGGGTGATTTTCCGGTTCGACAACATTGTAAGGGAGGACGAAAAAGACAAGGAATTACCGGAAAAGATAGCGGCAGAAATCCCCGTAATTATCCGCCGCTTGCTGGCTAATTTTGCTGCCCCTGAAAAGGCACGGGCTTTATTACTGGAACAGCGTGACGGTGATGAAGCTCTGGCAATAAAGCAGCAAACGGATCCGGTTGTTGAGCTTTGCGCGGCGCTGGAGTTTCTGGAGGAAGCTCGTGGGCTAATGATGGGCGGTGGTGGTGACACCGTGAAGTACACGACCAGAAACAGCCTTTACCGTGTCTATATGGCCTTCATGGCATACACAGGAAAGGGGAAATGTTTGAGCGTGAATGAGTTCGGAAAGGCTATGAGGTCAGCGGCGAAAGTTTACGGATATGAATATATTACGCGAAAAGTTAAGGGAGTCACGCAGACCAACGCAACGACTACTGATGATTGCGATGCGTTTTTATAAAAAATGGCAATGGTTATCTACCTTGTCTACCTGACTGAAAGAAAATACTTTTATTTCAATGTATTAATGCAGGTAGATAACTATTTTTCACTGTCTACCTGTTATCTACCTTATCTACCCATTTTTGTAGACAGGTAAGGAGACGGGTAGAGATGAGGTAGACAGCTATTTGGGGCTGTCTACCTCCCTGAAACCCGCGCCATTACTGGCCTGATAACTAATCAGGTAGACAAGGTAGACAAGGTGGTGGTGCACAAAAAACTTTTTAAACGAGGGGGTAAAAATAAAAATGCACACATCAGGAAAACTGAACAAACATATAAAGCCACATTACCGCGCCCTTGATATGGCTGAACACTGGCTAAGGGTGGCGATTAAGGCAATAGACCGCAACGCCGGGGAAGGATACGCGAAAGCACATCCCGAACTGATAAGCGCATTCATGACAACGGCGGCTGCAAACTTTGCCACGCTGACCGAACGGGAGATTGCTGAAGCGGAGGAAGTGACAACAATCAATATTAAGTCCGGAGAGCAGGCAGCATGACGGCGCAAATATCAGTTTACGGGCGGTTGGTGGACGACCCGCAGACAAAACAGACCAGCAAGGGCACCCCCATGACGCTGGCGCGTATGGCGGTATCACTGCCCTGCAGTCAGTCGGATGACGGTCTGGCGACGTTGTGGTTATCTGTCCTGGCGTTTGGCAGACAAGCCGACGCGCTGGCAAAGCATCACAAAGGCGAACTCCTGAGCGTGGCGGGTAACATGCAGATGAGCCAGTGGACTGGACAGAACGGCGAAACGCGGCAGGGCTGGCAGGTTATCGCAGACAGCGTAATCAGTGCGCGATCGGTGCGACCGGGCGGCAAAAAAGGCCAACAGGGGCAGGCTACTGACGCACTGAACAGAGCAAAACAACAGGCAGATCAGCAAGGAAGCCAGCCACCAGAGGGAGATAATGAGCAATGGGGAGATGATATCCCGTTTTAAATATTGCCAATAAAAAAAGCCGGAAAAAATAAATTTTCCGGCATGCTACATAAATCCCGACCAAAGGGAGTGAAGATATTAACACTAATTGTCCGCACTGAAGTTGTCACCCCAAAACTTTATACAACATTGCACTCGGTTGCATGTGTTCGCATGACAAATATCGGTGATAGCATATATCCACAATTATTTTTAATGAATGCAAAGAGGATGCGTATGGTTGATTTATATTCGCCTACCCAGCTTGTACAGGTGGTTAATGCTGTAGATGTACAAAAACAACTAAATGCGTTGTTTACCAGTTTGTTTTTTACTCGCTCGGTAATGTTTGGATCGCGCGATATTATTCTTGATACAATCGACGATCCAAATATCCCAATTGCAGCGTTTTGTTCTCCTATGGTGGGTAGTAAAGTTTCACGTGACGAAGGGTACGAATCAAAAACAATTCGTCCAGGCTATATGAAGCCGAAAAGCAGCATTGATCCAAATAAGTTAGCTGTGCGCCCTGCTGGTGTATCACCTGAGCAATACAATGCTTTTGGGGCGCGTAATATTAAAGTTAAACAGGCGATTGTAAATCAAGCTAAAGCTATTCGTGCACGTATTGAATGGCTTGCCGTTCAGGCAATCACAACGGGGAAAAATATCATTGAGGGCGATGGTATTGAACGTTATGAGCTGGACTGGAATATTAAACCACAAAATATCATCACTCAGTCTGGCGGTACTGAGTGGTCAGGTAAGGATAAAGAAACTTTTGATCCAAATGATGATATTGAGAGCTACGCAGAATTTAGTGAGGGCGTCACTAATATCATCATTATGGGCGGTAATGTATGGAAGAAATACCGTTCATTCAGAGCGATAAAAGAGGCTCTGGATACCCGTCGTGGTTCTAATTCCGAACTGGAAACGGCCCTTAAAGACCTTGGTGATTCGGTGAGTTTTAAAGGATATATGGGCGATGTTGCGATTGTTGTTTACAGCGGGCGTTATACCGACGAGGACGGAACTGAAAAACATTTCCTTGATCCTGATTTGATGGTGCTTGGCAATACGGCTCTTCAGGGGATTGTCGCCTATGGCGGTATTCAGGATCCGGAGCTAATCCGAATGGGGCTGACTAAAGCCGAACTTGCACCGAAAAACTATATTGTGCCTGGTGATCCGGCTATTGAATATGTGCAGACACATTCAGCACCACAGCCAATACCGGCCCGCATCAATCGTTTTGTTACCGTTCGCATTGGCTAAGGGGGAGCAATGGCTACTCATTACACTGAACTCATGGCTGGCACTGAAGCACTGGTGACTACGCTGGGGATATTTTCAGCTAATAAAGGGGTAATTCCTGCATTTACGCCACTGATGCAGGAAGATGCAACAGGTGCACTGGTGGTATGGGATGGTTCGAGCGTAGGTAAAGCGGTTTATGTTTCCGCTGTACAAATCGACACCGCGAAAAAAACACAGGCTCAGGTCTATAAGACAGGTGTCTTAAATGTTGATGCTCTGAACTGGCCTGAGTCTGTAAAAGAACTGTCAGTAAAGATTGCAGCGTTTGTTGGCTCAGGTATTTCTGTTCAGCCGCTGGCTCGTGTGTAAAGGGGGATACAATGCAAAATGATTACAATGACCTTAAGCCAATTGCCGAAATGATGTACCCGAATCCAGCTGTAGAGGAATTAAAAGCTATCGCTGACAAAATGTGTTTAAGCGAGCGCCTTGTTGATATGAATCAGGTGATGGAAATTACAACCCTGAGTCGGCGTACACTGCTAAACCTTGAGGCTAGTGGAGAGTTCCCGGAGCGTGTGCAGGTTACGGAAGGGCGTAAGGCCTGGTATTTAAGTGAAGTGATCGACTGGATAAATAATATTCCTCGCGCTTCTGAATATTGCCGCGTACCTGTCCCAAAAAAGCCAGATGCGGCGCTATGCCTCAAGATTGAGCGTGTACGCCGCAATGCACGGGATGGTCGCTATAAGCTGATTGGTTGATGAAATTAGGGCCCGCTCTGGCTGGCGGGTCCTTTCCGGCGATCTGACAGGCTACGGGGCGTCAGGCGCGCGGATTTTCGCTATTTATGAAAATTTTCCGGTTTAAGGCGTTTCCGTTCTTCTTCGTCGTAACTTAATGTTTTTATTTAAAATACCCCCTGAAAAGAAAGGAAACGACAGGTGCTGAAAGCGAGCTTTTTGGCCTCTGTCGTTTCCTTTCTCTGTTTTTGTCCGTGGAATGAACAATGGAAGTCAACAAAAAGCAGCTGGCTGACATTTTCGGTGCGAGTATCCGTACCATTCAGAACTGGCAGGAACAGGGAATGCCCGTTCTGCGAGGCGGTGGCAAGGGTAATGAGGTGCTTTATGACTCTGCCGCCGTTATAAGATGGTATGCCGAAAGGGATGCTGAAATTGAGAACGAAAAGCTGCGCCGGGAAGTTGAAGAACTGCGGCAGGCCAGCGAGACAGATCTCCAGCCAGGGACTATTGAGTACGAACGCCATCGACTTACGCGTGCGCAGGCCGACGCACAGGAACTGAAGAATGCCAGCGAAACAGGTGAGGTAATTGACACTGCATTTGCGACTTATGCCTTGTCGAAATTAACTGGGGAAGTTGGAGCAATCATTGATAGTCTTCCACTTGCGATCTGTCGACAGTTTCCTGGCATGGAAAAACGGTATCAGGACTTCATTAAGATGGAGGTCAGTAAAGCATTTATTCGAGCTTACCAGATCTCAGATAACATTCCAGATATGGCTGAAAGGTATATCAAGGATAATCAGCGAAGTTAAAACAAATGAAACCATAGGTAGGAAGAGTGCTTAGGTGGTTCTTTGTTGCTTAAAAGTCGCCAGTAAAACTGGCGATAGATTTTATTTGTCAAAAGCATTTGACCTTTTAAGGTAGTGGTACTATGGATATTTTTCTGTCGTTCCCAAATGAACTTTTAAATAATTTCGCTCTTGGATACATTTTAACTAGTGATGCGACTTCATCGAACTCGCTGGCATCAAAAAGAGGACCAAGTATTACAGATTTTAACTCAAAAGGGTGAAATTTTAAGTCGCTATATTGACCAGTGCTATTTGGCCTAGCGTAGGTTGAAATTCTCCACTCTCTTTCATATGCCCATTCTTCTGTTTTTATGAATATTATCTCATTATTGATATATTCAATTGACTTATTGTCTGGCATGAAAAGCAACTCGGCCATCCCTTCAGCAGTGTGAGTTAGAGGCATTTCATCTGTGTATTTCATAGGTTTGGCTATTAACCAAGCGCTATCCAGAAAGTCTACACAATCCAATTCGATAACTATACCTTTATATTTATCGGCATAGTGATTCCACATAGGAGTGATTATAGGGCTCTCAGATAAACACAAAATCCTTCTGTTATTAAGCATTCCTCGCCAGACATCTTTCATTTCTTGTATTGCCGCAGGAGCGCCAATCCCAACTGGTGGAATGTTTACCATTTCTTGAAATCTTTCAATTAATCCTGCGGGTATGCCTAAAGGAAATGACTTTTGGAAATCACTTAGCATTGTTCTAATTCTAGGGTTTAAATTTTGTATGTCTTCTCTGGGGGTAATCAACTCCGCTATTAACTTGCGGGCTAAAGCTTTGCCAATATTAATTTCGTTAATACCAGGCATAACTTCTCTTGGAACATCAAAAGGGTCATTAAATAGGACCGGAGAACTCCATCTAAGGCTGCATGAATCAAGAACAATCTTCGCGGTATTCAACGACATATACTTATAAAATGTTGAGCGTTCATGCATTCTGTTGGGTGAGCGCATAGATTCCTCTTGTTAAATGAGTGATGGTTTTCATCCATGTATTGCACGTTGTATTGCATTCAAGGATTTTCCATTTCAATTCTATAGCTAAAACGTAATCAAATCATTCACATCCTTTCATATTTGACTCATGTAGCCGAAGCATGAGGTGAATCCGCAGATGACCCTGCGTCGCCTGCCGGATGAAGATCCGCAGAATCTGGCGGACCCGGCTTACCGCCGCCGTCGCATCATCATGCAGAACATGCGAGACGAAGAGCTGGCCATTGCTCAGGTCGAAGAGATGCAGGCAGTTTCTGCTGTGCTTAAGGGCAAATACACCATGACCGGTGAAGCCTTCGATCCGGTTGAGGTGGATATGGGCCGCAGTGCGGCGAACAACATCACACAGTCCGGTGGTACGGAGTGGAGCAAGCGTGACAAGTCCACGTATGACCCGACCGACGATATCGAAGCCTATGCGCTGAACGCCAGCGGAGTGGTGAATATCATCGTGTTTGATCCGAAAGGCTGGGCGCTGTTCCGTTCCTTCAAAGCCGTCAAGGAGAAGCTGGATACCCGTCGCGGCTCTAATTCCGAGCTGGAGACAGCGGTAAAAGACCTGGGCGAAGCGGTGTCCTATAAGGGGATGTATGGCGATACGGCGATCGTCGTGTATTCCGGACAGTACGTGGAAAACGACGTCAAAAAGAACTTCCTTCCGGACAACACGATGGTGCTGGGGAACTCTCAGGCACGCGGTCTGCGCACCTATGGCTGCATTCAGGATGCGGACGCACAGCGCGAAGGTATTAACGCCTCTGCCCGCTACCCGAAAAACTGGGTGACCACCGGCGATCCGGCGCGTGAGTTCACCATGATTCAGTCAGCACCGCTGATGCTGCTGGCTGACCCTGATGCGTTCGTGTCCGTACAACTGGCGTAATCATGGCCCTTCGGGGCCATTTTCTCTCTGTGGAGGAGTCTATGACGAAAGATGAACTGATTGCCCGTCTTCAGGTGCTGGGTGAGCAACTGAACCGTGATGTCAGCCTGACGGGGACGAAAGAAGAACTGGTGCTCCGTGTGGCAGAGCTGGAAGAGGAGCTTGATGACACGGATGACGCTGCCGGTCAGGACACATCTGTCAGCCCGGAAAATGCGCTGACCGGACATGAAAATGAGGTTGTATCAGCGCAGCCGGATACCGTGACTGATACGGCTGATCTGGTCACGGTTGTGGCACTGGTGACGCTGCATACTGATGCACTTCACGCCACGCGGGATGAGGCTGTGGCATTTGTGCTGCCGGGAACGGCGTTCCGTGTCTCTGCCGGTGTGTCAGCTGAAATGACAGAGCGCGGCCTGGCCAGAATGCAATAACGGGAGGCGCTGTGGCTGATTTCGATAACCTGTTCGATGCTGCCATTGCCCGCGCCGATGAAACGATACGCGGGTACATGGGAACGTCAGCCACCATGACATCCGGTGAGCAGTCCGGTGCTGTGATACGTGGTGTTTTTGATGACCCTGAAAATATCAGCTATGCCGGACAGGGCGTGCGCGTTGAAGGCTCCAGCCCGTCCCTGTTTGTCCGGACTGATGATGTGCGGCAGCTGCGGCGCGGCGACACGCTGACCATCGGTGAGGAAAACTTCTGGATAGACCGGATTTCGCCGGATGATGGCGGAAGCTGTCATCTCTGGCTTGGGCGGGGCGTACCGCCTGCCGTTAACCGTCGCCGCTGAAAGGGGGATGTATGGCCATAAAAGGTCTTGAGCAGGCCGTTGAAAACCTCAGTCGTATCAGCAGAGCGGCGGTGCCCGGTGCCGCCGCAATGGCCATTAACCGCGTTGCTTCATCCGCGATATCGCAGTCGGCGTCACAGGTTGCCCGTGAGACAAAGGTACGCCGGAAACTGGTAAAGGAAAGGGCCAGGCTGAAAAGGGCCACGGTCAAAAATCCGCAGGCCAGAATCAAGGTTAACCGGGGGGATTTGCCCGTAATAAAGCTGGGTAACGCGCGGATTGTCCTGTCCCGACGCAGGCGTCGTAAAAAGGGGCAGCGTTCAGCCCTGAAAGGTGGCGGCAGCGTGCTTGTGGTGGGAAACCGTCGTATTCCCGGCGCGTTTATTCAGCAACTGAAACATGGCCGCTGGCATGTCATGCAGCGTGTGGCCGGGAAAAACCGTTACCCCATTGATGTGGTGAAAATCCCGATGGCGGTGCCGCTGACCACGGCGTTTAAACAGAATATTGAGCGGATACGGCGTGAGCGTCTTCCGAAAGAGCTGGGCTATGCGCTGCAGCATCAACTGAGGATGGTAATAAAGCGATGAAACATACTGAACTCCGTGCAGCCGTACTGGATGCACTGGAGAAGCATGACACCGGGGCGACGCTTTTTGATGGTCGCCCCGCTGTTTTTGATGAGGAAGATTTTCCGGCAATTGCCGTTTATCTCACCGGCGCTGAATACACGGGCGAAGAGCTGGACAGCGATACCTGGCAGGCGGAGCTGCATATTGAAGTTTTCCTGCCTGCTCAGGTGCCGGATTCAGAGCTGGATGCGTGGATGGAGTCCCGGATTTATCCGGTGATGAGCGATATCCCGGCACTGTCAGATTTGATCACCAGTATGGTGGCCAGTGGCTATGACTACCGGCGCGACGATGATGCGGGCCTGTGGAGTTCAGCCGATCTGACTTATGTCATTACCTATGAAATGTGAGGACGCTATGCCTGTACCAAATCCTACAATGCCGGTGAAAGGTGCCGGGACCACCCTGTGGGTTTATAAGGGGAGCGGTGACCCTTATGCGAACCCGCTTTCAGACGTTGACTGGTCGCGTCTGGCAAAAGTTAAAGACCTGACGCCCGGCGAACTGACCGCTGAGTCCTATGACGACAGCTATCTCGATGATAAAGATGCAGACTGGACTGCGACCGGGCAGGGGCAGAAATCTGCCGGAGATACCAGCTTCACGCTGGCGTGGATGCCCGGAGAGCAGGGGCAGCAGGCGCTGCTGGCGTGGTTTAATGAAGGTGATACCCGTGCCTATAAAATCCGCTTCCCGAACGGCACGGTCGATGTGTTCCGTGGCTGGGTCAGCAGTATCGGTAAGGCGGTGACGGCGAAGGAAGTGATTACCCGCACGGTGAAGGTCACCAATGTGGGACGTCCGTCGATGGCAGAAGATCGCAGCACGGTAACAGCGGCAACCGGCATGACCGTGACGCCTGCCAGCACTTCGGTGGTGAAAGGGCAGAGCACCACGCTGACCGTGGCATTCCAGCCGGAAGGCGCAACCGACAAGAGCTTCCGTGCGGTGTCAGCGGATAAAACAAAAGCCACCGTGTCGGTCAGTGGTATGACCATCACCGTGAATGGCGTTGCTGCAGGTAAGGTCAACATTCCGGTCGTATCCGGTAATGGTGAGTTTGCTGCGGTTGCAGAAATCACCGTCACCGCCAGTTAATCCGGAGAGTCAGAGATGTTCCTGA